AGGTTGTTGAAAATATAATATGTCTGCTCGGTAATAACCCGCCAAGTTTTCTGGAGTGGCAGATTCAATGATGGGAAACACTGATTTCATTTTGTCAGCAAAAACTTTATAGTCCGCTGCCTTGCTCACATCTTTGGCACGACCTTGTATCATGGCACCCAAATCATCTGCATTGGTGGTTCTACCATCATAGCCTTTGGCCACAAATCCTGCTTTGTCTGTGAATATAAATTCTCCATTGGGATTTCTTCCAAAGATCACTCCCACTGCACCATCCCATTTGATTGTGACACTTTTTAAATTTTTATTAATATTACTGAGTGCGTCCAATGCTTGACTGGCTCCTTGACTGCCATTCCACAGCACAAAATCTTCCAGGTGATGTATTCTGGCATCTTCCAGCAATATGTCACAACGTCCTGTGATTGTTTTGAATTCTACTAATTTCATCTGCCCACCACATTCATCATGTTTCTAAACCACACATTAGAACCTTCCACTGTGTGCTCAGGCAATCGTTTGCCTGCTTTGGCAAATGACTCCACAGCATCTGCTATTAATTTTTCATAGTCAGAACGGCCACGAATAATTTTGTGGATACTCTCCACACTGTTTAAATCTTTGGCTGTGTGATCCACACCCAACAACAGTTGAGCAATTCTGTCTGGATCTTTGCTCACTGGTTGATTGCTTTCGCGATTGAGCAATCCATAGTTGTGACTCCAACGATATCCCAATGCTTTGGCAATGCTGGCCAGCAATATGTGACGATCAACACCTTTGTAATCACTGCCCACTGTGCCACCTTGCAGACTGAACTTTTGCCATGTGGGATCTCCAAACATAAAATCTGTTTGAACATATCCTTTTTTTGAATCACCTTGAATGGGAGTTTTGAAGTGTACAGAGATACCACTTTTGCGCACCCACTGTTTGGGATCTTGCTGTTGTGATTGTGCCCACTGAGATAATTTTGCTACCAATTCGTCTTTGCTGATTTTGCTTTCATCCACACCCAGATCCATATCACCGCTGGTGGGAGCCTTGCCTGTGGTGCCCAACATGGCATCCTGCAAAGATAATCCTGTGATGCCTTCCAACCATTTCACGGTGGGAGCCACATCTGCTTGATTGATTCTACCTGTGAGCAATTCTCCTTCAGCACCTTTGAAGATATTGCCACCTTCTTTGAGTTGCATTATTCGCTCTCGCCTTCTTGAATTTTTTTAATACCTGTTTTGAATTTTTTACTGTCACCATTGCGTATGGAATTGATAAAACGTCGCTCCAACTCTTGGGCAGTTTCAGGATCATACTTCTCATTGATCACTGCCAACAGATTGATGGCACTTTCTATGATGTTGCTGCCTTTGGCTTCCACGATGTGATCCAGGTCTTTGGCTCTGTAAACTGTGTTCAGTTCCTGTAAAATGGATCTAGTTTGTTTTTTCATATGATGCTTTCAAGGTATTTACCGTCAAATGTTACCAAAAACACCATGTGTTTAATTATAGCACTGTGCTGGGCGGTTGTCAAGTGATTAACTGCGTGTATTATTGGGGGTTATTGCTGTGGATATTCTTTGTTTTGAACTTTTTTGGCAATGTGAGCCACATAATTGGCCATGCCATGATCACTGAAATTCTTGAATGACAATTTCTTCAACCCACGCCATATGCCACGCCATTTGTCCTTGAATCTTTGCCAGTAGGTAAACTCTCTCACATTGCCAAAAGTGTTGATGTATCTGATTTTGCCGTGATGCACATAGCCCATCACAGTCAATGGCACACGTGTGACCACGTCTGCATTGTTGACCCAGCGCCAGTGTGGCACATGTAGATTGTTCACAAACCCTCTCCAACCTGCTCGGGGCGAACCATAAGTGAATATGGCACCCACAGTGATCTGTGGAGCCAAATAAAAACATCTTGCAGCACAAAGTGTGGTCATGGCAGCACCCAGACTGTGTCCAGTGAACCATGTGATTTTTTCTGATGTTTCAATCTGCTTTTTTAATCCTTCCCAGATCTTGTCTGCTTCCAATTTGAATCCTTTGTGTACCCTGCCCATGGTGCGGCTTTTCACAGGCAACGCTCTGAGATCTGCTGCTAGGTCATTGAATTCTGTGGGTTCAGTGCCTCTGCAGGCCACCACTAGATCTGTGGCAGTTTCAAAAGTGTAACCCTGAGCACCTTTGTGATCAAAGAAATGCACTTCTGTGAATCCTATTTCTTTTGCCTGTGCTGTGGCTTTTTTTTCGTCATTGTAGGCAATCATGCTGAGCTCAGCAAACAGTAGGCTCTGTTCCCATTCATTGAGACTGAGTATCTGACGCTGTTTGATATCACTAATCATATGTGTTATTTATGAATTTGATGATATTTTATGGATTTTGGTAGAATTGATATGCGTTTGCAGCAAAAGATTGCTGCATTGCAGCAAAAAAGAGGTTGACTTTGATAAATAACACTGTTATATTATTGAAGTTACAATGGTGTAACACAGACACAAACACACACAAAAGGAGAACAACATGTCTACAACAACAAGAAACGGCTACGAAATCCGTGCCGACCTATTAGGACTTGCGAAATCAATCGCCGAGTTCAACTACACAATCAAACAACAAGAGTATGAGTACAGCCTAAGAAAAGAAGGCGATCAAGTGGTGGCCGAATTCAAAGCCCCTACCATTGCCGCTGAAGACATCATCCACACAGCTCAAAAGTTCAATGAGTTTGTGACCAATGGTCAATCTTATGCAGAAAACACTCAGGTGTTGATGGAAGGTATGAAAAAGTTCAATGCAAAAGTGCAAGAATCTTTCAAACCAGAAGCCATCCTTAACAATGTGAAAGAATTTCAATCTAATGTAGAGAAATTCACCAAAGCATTTGTTAATGGTGTTGAGAAGAAGTAGTTTTTAATTTACAAAACTAATCATAACGGTTGTGGCAGACATCAGCAGTGTCTTTTGTCTGCCGTGACCCATATAATAAAAGTAAAATATGTTACCTTATAACATTTGTGAAAATCGTTGGTTGAGCAACAGCAACAAAAAAAAGATCAAATCACACTGGCTGGAATATGAACCAGTGTATGCAGTGCTGGCAGGCATCTGCGGAGTTGCACTTTTTGTGTTGGCCGTGGTGACTGCAATCTCCAGTTTTTTACCCTAGTCTAATATTTTTAGTGCAGAGTGGAATCTGCTTTGGGTGGGTTCACACCTGTGTGGCCCGTGAGGCTGTCTATTCTGGCTCGAAAATATTCTTGTACTATACGATACTTCAATATCTTGGTCTGATTTTCTTCTGTCAGCCCTTCACCATCCAATTCATCTATGGCCATTTGTAGATGGTCAATCTCTTCCTGAAACAGTTCTTCCAACGTGAGTTGTTCGTATAAATGACTGTCATCCATCAAATTATTTATGGAGTCACTCATTATTTGCGGGGGGACTTTTGTTTATTGGGAGCATACACATAGTTTGCCCAATCTGTGAACACAGTGATCAAATATTTTTTAATTTTTTTAAACATGTTTAGTCTTTGTATTTAGTGAACCCTGTGATGAGCCCTTTGATCAATGTGTCTATCATCACTTGATTGTGATTGGGAGTGGGTGCTATTCTCAATCTTTCGGTACCTTCAGGCACTGTGGGATAATTGATGGGTTGAATATATGTGTCATGCTCATACAACAGATGATCACTTATTTTTTTACATTTTTTTGGATCTCTCACCATCACCGGCACAATGTGTGTTTGATTCTCCAATATTTCTATGTGGGCTGCTCTCAGTGCCTGTTTGGTCTGATACACCATGCTTTGATGTTTTTCTCTCAATACCTGACCTGTTTCATCTCGTAAGAATTTAATACTGGCAGTGGCACCTGCACACACCACTGGTGGCAGCGAAGTGGTAAAAATAAATCCTGAACTCACTGATCTCACAGCATCAATCAATTCTGCAGCCGAAGCAATGTATCCACCATGACAGCCAAACGCTTTGCCCAAGGTGCCATTGATGATGTCCACTTTGGATTCTAGCCCCAACTGTTGCACCATACCTCCACCTTGCTCGCCGTACAAACCCACACCATGCACTTCATCTATGTAAGTTATGGCGTGGTATTTGTCGGCAAGTTCGCAAATTTCAGAAATCAAACTTACGCTCCCATCCATGCTATACACGGATTCAAAGACAATGCAGGGAGTGCCTTTGACGGCCATCAGTTTGCTTTCTAGATCCTTCATATCATTATGTCGGAATACATGCTTCACAGCACCACTGTGTCTCATACCTTGAATGAGACTGGCGTGATTTTTATCATCACTTACGTATTCAACATCCGGAATGATTTTTTTCAAAGCGATCAACGTCCATTCATTTGCGACGTAGGCAGACGTGTACAATAATGCAGCTGGTTTGCGGTGCAACACAGCCAACTCTTGCTCCAATGCCACGTGATAATGTGAGGTACCTGAAATGTTTCGGGTACCACCAGAACCTGCTCCCACATGATCCAATGCTGTACGCATGGCATCCAACACAACCTTGTGTTGGCCCATGCCAAGATAATCATTGGAACACCAATTGACCACTTTTTTGATGTTGTATTTGGAATGCCATATGGAGGTGGGAAAACTGCCCCTTTCTCTCTGTATGTCATTGAACACACGATAGTTGCCGGACTCTTTCAGTTGATCCGTGACCTGTGTGAATTTGTCAATTGGCAGCATGATTGTATTTATGGTGGTGTCTAATTGAAGAATTTATCTATGGTTTGCTGACTGACCTGATCCACTGACAGTTGCCATTGACGGGCCCACTTGGGTTCTTGAATCATTTCTTTTTTGGCATTGTCCAGTATCATCCAATATTTGCGTTTGATCTCCATCTCCAACTGATCAGGGGTCCACAGTGATACGCCACAGATCATTCTCCAAAATTTTGGTCTGTCTCCCAGATAAAATTTATCCAGCATGATGTGATCAGATGTGATGGCATATCCGTTGCCCAACATGAGGGTGTTGTTGCTCTTCCATTCATCTGAGTGCAACAGCATCACATGATCATGATTCACGGGTC